GATCCCGCGGCACACTACCGCGGCACCTACTCAAGCGGCATCGGCGCGCAGCGCATCATCGACAAGGCCGGCGGGATTCTGGAGCTAGCGCGCGAGCTAGGGCTTAATCCAACTCGGATCGGCCTAGCTCGCCGCGGTGACGTGATCGCTCGCGACGTGGGCAATGGCATTGGTCTTGGTATCTGCATCGGAGACGCTGCCGCATTCGTAGGGCGCGATGGGTTGGACTTTTTCGATCTCAACGGAGCAACCTGCCTGCGCTTCTAATTATGCCTGTCGCGTTTTTTGCAAACTTGATTGCCAAGGCGGCCTTTGCGGCTGGCGTGAAGTTGACTGCTGCCACAATCGTTTTGGCTGCCAAGGTCGTGCAGTTCATTGCGGTGGTTGGCGCGTCAATGGGGGCCAGCAAATTGCTTGGTCCCAAAGTGCCAAGCGCTGGCGATCCGTCTCTAAATAATCGCCAGCAAATGACTCGCTCGCCAATCGCGGCGCGACAAATCATCTACGGCCAGACCAAGACCTCGGGCATCATCGTCTACATCTCGACGACCGGAACGAAAAACGAGTACCTGCACCTCGTTGTCGCGCTTGCCGGCCACGAGGTCGAGGAGATCGGCGACGTCTACTTCAACGACGAGCTCGCGCTGACGGGCGCGGGCAGCGCCGCCCAGGGCCGCTTCACGGGCTACGCCGAGATTTACAAGAAGCTCGGGAGCGACACGCAGACGGTCGAGACGAACCTTGAAACCGCGACCTCCGGCCTGACCGACGGCAAGTGGACGAGCGACCACCGACTCCGCGGCATCGCTTACATTTACGTCCAGCTCGTCTGGAACCAGGAGGTCTGGACCGGCGGCATCCCGAATATCTCCGCGGTGGTCAAGGGCAAGAAGGTCTACGACCCGCGCACGGCGACGACGGCTTACTCGGCGAACCCTGCGCTCTGCCTGCGGGACTACTTGACCAGTTCGCTGGGGATGGCGATGGATTCGGCCGAGATCGACGACACCGCAATCAACGCCGCGGCGAACATCTGCGACGAGCAAGTCGAGATCAAGCCGGTCACCTCGCCGGCGACCTACGAGAACCGCTACGAGGCCAACGGCGTCCTCTACACGAGCGCCTCGCCGGACGAGAACATCGGCAAGCTTATCTCTGCGATGGGCGGACTGATCGCCTATTCGGGAGGCAAGGTGGTGGTCTACGCAGCCGGCTACCGGATCCCGACCGTGACGCTGACCGAGAAGCACTTCGCCGGCCAGATGACGGTGCAGACCAAGACTTCCGCGCGCGACCGCGTGAACGGAGTTAAGGGCGTCTACGTCTCGCCTGAGAACGACTGGCAGCCGTCCGACTTCCCACAGATCACGTCGGCGACTTACGTGACCAAGGACTCCGGCATCCGCTACTGGCGCGACGTGGCGCTGCCGTTCACGACCTCGCCTTCCTGCGCCCAGCGGCTGGCCGTGATTGAGCTTCGGCGCGCCCGCGAGGAGATCACGATGACCGCGCGCTTCCGCCTGGAGGCGATGCAGGTTCGAGCCGGCGACACGGTGATGATTACCAACTCGAAGATGGGCTGGACCCAGAAGGTCTTCGAGGTGATGGAGTGGAACTTCGCGAGCGACGGCAACCCACCGCAGCTGGCGATCGAGATGACGCTGCGCGAGACGGCGTCGACCGTTTACGACTGGACCGTCAACGACGAGATCTACGTTGACGACGCGCCGAACACAACGCTGCCGGATCCCTTCACGCTCTCCGCTCCGACGAACCTCACGCTGACCGCGGACGGCACGACGCAGCTGATCCAGGCTGACGGCACCGCGCTGCCTCGCATCCTCGTCTCGTGGTCCGCGCCGGCAGAGGAGTTCATCCAGGCCGGCGGCAATGTCGGCATCGAATACAAGGAGGGCACGTCGACGACCTACCTCACGTGGAACACGGTCCCCGGCTACCAGACGACGGACTACATTTCGAGCGACGTGAAGATCGGGTTGACCTACAACGTCCGCATCTTCGGCGAGAGCTTTTTCAAGGTTTCGACTTCCTACGTGACCGCAACGGTCAACGTGCAGAAGGACACGGTGGCGCCGAGCATTCCGACGAACCTCGTTGCGACCATCGGCACGGGCGCCGCGGTGGGCCTCGATTGGGACGATTCGACCGCGCCCGACTTCTCCGAGTACGGCATTTACCGCAACACCACCGGCGTCACGCCGGCCAACGCGAATACGAACAAGATCGCGGAGGTCGACGCCTCGCGCTTCGTCGACGTGGACGTGACGGTTGGCACGACGTATTACTACTGGGTCAACGCCTACGACGCGCTCGAGAATGTGTCCGGCTTCGCGCCCCGCGTGCAGGCAACTCCCGTCGCGATCACCGCCGGCGCTGTCTCCAGCGCCGCGCCGTCTACGCCCAACGCTCCGACCTACGTCAGCGAGACGACATACCTCGCGAGCGATGGCACCGCGGTGGCTCGCATCACGGTCACGGCTCCAGCGATGCCGACTGGCGGCGCGGTGCTTCAGATCCTCTATCGGCGCAGCGGAGCGAGCGAATGGGTCGTTGCCAACGTACTCTCTTTTGGCTCGATCGCGGCGTCCATCGACGACCTTTTCCCTGGCGTCGCTTACGAGTTCGCGGCCCGCGCGCTTTCGTTCTCAAACGCAGCAAGCTCGATCTCGTCCACGCTTTCGCGCACGGCGCCCAATTACTCGGGCAGCGTGACCGCCCCGACTGGCGCAACGCTAAGCACGACAGGCGTGAAGCCGCGTTACGTTCCGGGAACTACGCTGTTTCAATTCGGCACCCGCGTCAGTTGGGACAGTAATACGCAGAGTGATTTTGCATATTACGAGGTGAAAGCTACTGGGACCGACAGCGACGCCGCAGTTAACTACACGTGGGGCGGAGACAGTCCTGATCTTCCATATCGCACGCGCGACCCATACGCCTTTCTCTACAGCCAAACTCTCTCGGCTGGTTACGTGCGCGTGCGGGCAGTCAATCGCACCGGCACAGCATCGGCTTGGACTAGTGTCGGCAATGCGAACGGGACGGCAGTTTATGGCACCGGGACGATCTCCCGCTACAACGACACCGACGTAACGACGACCGGCATCAAGACCGGCGGCGGCAGCAGCACGCGACAGATCAATGTCATCTTCTCCGACTCCGTCGTCGTTTCGCTCGCCGGAGGAGCACTCACCGAAACCTTCAACGTCTCGCTAACCAACCGCGGCTTCGGCGCGAAGCCTGACATCGGCACCGCGCAATGCGCGTCCGACGCGAATCTAGTCGCGGCCTATGACTTCGATGCGGCTGGCAATTCAAGTACTAACGCGGTCGTGCGCGTGACCACGCTCGACGGGACCAACGTGCCCGCGGGCAACGCGCGCTTCTCGGTCGAGTTCACCGAATACACCTGACGACTATGGCTCTCCAGAAAACCTTCACCCTGCCGAGCGGCATCTCGGGCAACTACATCCGCCTCGTGGCGCACCGCTGGGACCGCGCCGCAAAGGAGTCGTCTGCGCTCTTCGCGCTCTACGTGGACGCGGCCGCGGCTCAGTCGGGCAAGGCGCCGCTCACGCCGTGGATCGCCAAGCTCTGGCTGCGTGGCGACAAGTTCGACCAGTACCTGAGCAACGCCGAGCTCACGAGCCCAGGCATCCTCGCGCAGCTTTACGTGGGGGCGAAGGCCGAGCCAATCAGCTGCGACTTCGGCAGCGATGCGCTCGCGGACGCCGTCGACGTCTGACTGTCCGATTCCGCCGGACAGAATTCTCAAAATAATAGTTGACCGCGAGGCGCTGGTCTGCATTGTCGGTGGTGTCGGAGGCAATCACGCCCGAGACAAAACAACGACAAATGACGAGCATCGACAACATCACCAGCGCCGGCATCCGTGCCGCGCTTGAGGCTACTGGCGACACCTACGCGACTAAGGTCGGCGTCTATGAGCATCCAAGCCACTCCGGTGACGCTAACTGGCGCATCACGCTTTGGCTCTTGCCGGCCGGAGACTTTGCGATCGATACCAACGGAGACCCGATTTTTGAGGTCAGCCATCCCGATGAGTTCGCGGCGCTCTGCGCGGATTACGGAATCGAGATGGAGGTGGCGTCGTGAGCCGCCTCGCATTCCGCCTCTCGACTGGCTGGCGCACCGAGGACAAGCGCACCGGCGAGGGTGACATTTACGAGACCGGCTCGGCTTACTTCGCCACGCTTGCCGCGGCCGAAGCTGCGATGGCGCAGTTCATTGCGGGCTGCGATGCTCACTCTCACGATCGGGGCTCTCACTACGCGCACGATTGCGCGTCGATCGACCAACTTGATGATGAGGGCGATATCGTTGGGCTGTCGGTCAAGTATTGGCAGAGCAACCCCGCGGAGGTGATGTCGTGAAGCGCCTCGCTCTCCTCCTCTCGCTGGCTTCCGCCAGCCACGCCGCGCCGCCTGAGTCGTTCTGGCGGGCGCTTCATCAAGTCGAGAGCTCGGGGCGCCACGGCGCGATCCTCGGCGACAACGGCCGGTCGCTCGGGCCGCTTCAGATCTCGCGCGCCTACCACGCCGACTCGCGCGTCGCCGGCAGCTACGAGCAGGTTACCGACCTTGCCTACGCGCGGCGGGTCGCGACCGCCTACCTCAAGCGCTACGCGCCGCAGGCGTGGGCGCAGGGCGACGTCGAGACGCTGGCTCGGATTCACAACGGCGGACCCAGCGGGCATCGCAAGGCGGCGACGCTGGGCT